GCTACCCATTGTGTACTCGTCGTGAGAAGGCAAAGGGTGGAAAGAAGACATGGATTGATTATGAAAACAACTTCATATCTGAAGAATTGTTGGAAGAATCTCAACGCGTCCTTGAAAAGGCGCGAAGAGGTGAACGTTCAACAGTTATTTGGATGGATTTTGCCAAAGATGAGACTAGACCAATCGAGAAAGTTGACAGTTTGAAAACTAGATCTGTTAATTGTTCTCCCCTGGTCTTCACGCTTGTTTGTCGACAAGTTTATGGCGCTTTTTGTGCCATGATGGTTGACGGCAAGATATTCAACGGCTCAGCTATCGGTGTTAACCCTTATGCTTTCGAATGGACTGATTTGTCTTTACATTTGAAAGAAGTAGGTGATAACATGATAGCTGGTGATTTTGGCAACTGGGATGGGGGTTTGAGCTCTGAACTTATGTGGTCCGGGTTCGATGTTATCGAACACTGGTACCGTCAAGGTGAAGACTATCCCCCAACTCAGTCGCAAATGATGGATCGTGTGGCAAGGAGAACAGTGTTTGAAGACATTGTTCATTCTTGTCACATAGTTGGTTCTGATATTTACCAGTGGTCACATTCGATGCCTTCTGGCACTTATTTGACTGCTTTTTTAAATACCATAATCAACTGGATTTTGTTTTGTTATTTTTGTCTGTCCCGTGGAATGAAGGCGAGTGAATTCTTGTCTGATGTTCGTGGGACGGCTTTGGGTGATGACCACATTTATTCGGTATCTCATCGTTTCCCTCACCTCGATCAAACTCTTTTTAAGAGTTTTGTCGAGGGATGTGGAATGAGGTATACTGATGAATCAAAGTCTGACACTCAACATCGTTTCCGTAATTTGTCCCAAGTCGAATTTCTCAAAAGGAAATTCGTTTGGGACTCTGATTCATCTCGATGGCTGGCTCCGTTGTCTTATGATTCCATTGCAGAGATGATGAACTGGGTTCGAACCAGTTTGCCTCTCAATGTTGCAATGAAGTTAAATTACAATTGTGCTGTTCGCGAGTTGACCTTGCATGGTAGCGACGTCTTCGAAAGAAGTGTCGCTAAATTAACGCGGGCGTTCCGAGAAATTGGAATTGTTCCCGACTACACCCCTCCGTTTTCAATTTTGTTTTCGGAAGTCATCGATGGTTCTCGATGGCCTTATGATCCTTGAACCCCTTCAATTACAAATGGGGCGTAAACTAATCACAATGTGGTTTACGCAGCAAATCCTGAATTGTTTTGTGTGAGAGAAGTTTTTACTTCTATTGATAAATGTGTGCTCACAGTTGATTGTATTTTTAAAGGCTATTTATCTTGTGTATACGGTTTTTGGTTTAGTGTGACTTTAACTGTTAATTTACTTGCACTTCTATGTTTAAAAATATTGCTTCGGGCCTTTTGGATACGGCGGCCCATATAGTCGAATCCACCGCTACCACTGTTTTGAATGAAGCCGGCTCTGCTGTCGGTCTCTCCGATCTTGGAAATGACATTGTTAATCCCATAGTTTCTTCCCTTTCTGGTTCATCTTCTGGTCCTGACATTAGGACCGGTAGTTCCTCAGCAACTGCCCCAGTTGCTGAGAATCTCACCGGTTCTACTGTTTTTGCAGGTTCTGGAGGCGGTACAGATCAGCTTAGAGGCATTACCAATTTTGGAGGTGAGGCTGTAGAAACAGTTAACGTTGCTAACGTTGACCAGATCTCAGTTTCTACCGAATCTATTGAATCCCTTAAAGCTTTCTTTGCCCGTCCTAGGAAAATTTCTCTTGCTCCAGTAAATAATGTAATGAATTTTAATGCTTATTTTAGTTCTGATCCCGTAGCTTCCAAGTTGCGACAATATTCCGGTATTAGATTTAAACTTTGTTGGCGTGTTCATTCCAATTATTCTCCTAACGAGCAAGGTTTCTTTATGTATACCATGCTCCCTACTCTTAATTCTTATGAATTTCCTGATGTTGCTGTTAACGATGACGCCACTGCTTATTTGATAATGAATGCTCCTCATACTCTCCATAACATGAATGAAATGGACTCTTCTGAATTGCATCTCCCTTATAGTCACCCTCTTCGTTTTCTCAGTACATCTCAGTTGATCAAGGACAGTAGGTATTATTTTACTGCGTATTATTACCAACAGTTTTATAATACCCCTGATGTTGACCAACTGAGTTTCTTTTGTTGGCTTGAAGATGTTGATTTGTTCTACCCTACGAGTGATAGTTCTATTGCTCCTTCGGAGTTTAAGATCTTGGGTCACTATACCCAGGGAGAAATTGATACTCTTCTCTCTCTTCCCGTATCTGAAGGTCCGGAACATCATTCTCATCAGCCTTCTTCCGTTATTGTGGCTAGAAATGACAGGATCGATGACATTTGTCATGCTCCTGGTATTACTAAGCC